GCTTTTAAAAGAGCTTGTGTAAAACACGGAATAGGAAGATTTTTATACAGACTTCCAATTCAAAAGCTACAAACAAAAAAACATACAAACGGAAGGGAATATCCTTATGCCCCTGAAAAAGATAAGATAATATTTGATGGGGAAACTTTAACAAATTATATAAATTGGAAACTAAAAAATAAATAACATAGATTGTGGGGGGTTTAAAACCAATATTAATACTAACTCAGCGGTTATACTTTGTATAAGGTTTACCCTCTCACTTTCTTTTTTAATAATTAAATAAATAAATAAATATGGAAATTACAGGAAAATTAGTAAAAAAATTAGAACAACAAGCAGGTACAAGTAAAGCAGGAAAGCCTTGGGTAAAGCAAATCTGTTTAGTAGAAACAGATGCAAAGTTTAATCCTTTTGTAGCTATTGAGTGTTTTGGAGAAGATAAGATTAAGCAAATGAACAAACTAGAAGTAGGTATGACAGTAAGTATTTTATGCAATATTTATAGTGATGAGTGGAACGGAAAATATTATAATAAAATACAGGGTTATCTTTTTACAAATCAAAGCGACAATCCTGAAATAAATAAAGCAGTTGATGAAGAATTAAAAGGTAGGATTGATATGGATAGACAAGATCAAAAATTTGTAACAACTGATGATAACGATTTACCATTCTAATTATGACAGAAGAATTAAATTTTAAAGCTATTTGCTCACTTACTACAAGAGTAATGGGGTTGGAAGAAGGTTCTCTTGCATACAAGAATAGAACTAGGAAATTACAAGCTTCAAGATCAATAGCAGGTTTTATTGGGCTAACTGAAGAAAACATATCAAGAAAAGTGGTGGCTAAAATTTTAGATAGAGATAGAACAGCAACATATCACTATGTTAGATTTCACAAAAAGAATCTTGATAAGTGCGAAATTTATAGAGATTGCTTTACTAAAATCTATAAAGAATATAAAAATATAGATGGGGAAAAAGATATTTTTGTAAATAAACGACAAATGAAAAACCACTTATTAGAAAATAATGTAAAAGAGAGTAAAAATTCAGATGTTATTTTACAAGTTATAAGTGGTGAAGTGATTTGTGATATACACACTACATATTTTGATTTTTCTAATCAAATAGAAAATATTAATATTGCATTGACAAATTATCACTTTCATATAAATATCATATAATGACAAAACCTAATTACTATGCTGTTATTCCTGCTGAGGTAAGATACAACAAAAAGCTAACACCAAATGCTAAATTGCTTTATGCAGAAATAACAGCTCTATGTAATATGAATGGTAAGTGTACAGCTTCAACTCAATACTTTTGTAGATTGTATGAAGTTAGTAGATCATCAATTCAAAATTGGCTAAAACTTTTAGAAGATAATGGCTATATAACTAGAGATGTAAAATATAAACAAGGTAGTAGAGAAATTGAGTCAAGGTATATTAAATTAGTGGACACCCCTAGTTTAAAAAACTACACAGATAATACTAATATAAATATAAATAATAATAATATTACATATAGTAATAGAAAGGCGCTTTTTAAAAAACCAACTTTAGATGATGTTAAGTCTTATTGTATTCAAAGGAATAATAATATAGATGCTGAAGCGTTTTTAGATTTTTACGAAAGCAAAGATTGGAAAATAGGTAAAAATAAAATGAAAGATTGGAAAGCTGCTGTAAGAACTTGGGAACGTAGAGAAGTTAAACCAAAAACAATGGGTAAATTACACTCACAAATAAATGAATGGCAAGAAGCTAAAAAATTACTAAAATGAAATTACTAAAACAAGAAAACTTAAAAGAGCTGACTTTAAAAGTATTAGACTTGGTTGCTAAAACAGGAGTAGAAATAGGGCATAAAACAGATAGAGAAACTCTAGCTAATTTATCTAAAATATTTGCAGAAGATTTAATAAGAGAAAAGAGATTTGGCAATATGACTTTTAACCAAGTTGTAGATGCTTTTCATCAGGGCGTTAGATTTGGAAAAGAAGAACCCTTTTTAAATATTAGAACTTTTTATAAGTGGGTGTATGCTCATAAGAAAGTAATAGATAACGCTTATTATCAGGTACATACATTAAGACAAAAGAATGTACCTTTTTATCAAGAACCAATAAAATTATTAAAATGATAGGGTGGGTATTAATCGCAGCAATAGTGCTGCATATAAACTATAAATTAAAAGAATGAAAACAAAAGACAAAGTAAGATATTGGCTAACAAAGTTTGATCATTTAAAAGATAATGATAATAAATTATGTGCTAATATTTGGAATGAAGAACTAAAAAGGTATATAAGTTTTGAAAAATCAAGCGTTAGAGATTTTCTAAGATTATATTCTTTAGGCAAACTAACCTCAGCACCTAGTATAAAAAGAGCTAGAGCAAAGCTACAAGAAGAAGAACCTGAATTAAGAGGGCAAAAATATTATATGAGAAAAGGAACATATCAGAAAGAATGGCGTAAAAAGCTAGGATATGAAACCAATAAGTAAACTAAAAAAAGAATTAGATAAGTGGTTTAGTCTTTACATAAGACTTAGAGATGCAACAGATGAAGGAATGGTACAATGCTTTACTTCAGGTAGAGTATATCACTACAAAAATATTCACGCAGGACACTTTATGTCTAGGAGATGTCTTTCTACTAGGTGGTGCGAGATAAACGTACAACCACAGTCGGCTGCTGATAATCTTTTTGCTCAAGGTGAACAGTATCGGTTCGGACTTAATCTAGATGCAAAATACGGAGAAGGAACAGCAGAAGAATTACAATTTAAAGCAAGACAAACTATAAAACTTTCTAGGATAGATTATGAAGAAAAGATAAGTTATTATAAATCGGCTGTTGAAAACTTAAAAAAAGAAAAAGGAATAGAATAATTTTTTTTATAACTTTGAAAAATGCAGACACCAATTTATTCAAGTCAAGAACACAAGTCAATAGTTGAAGTCTATATAACAATGTGTAAACAGTTTGCAGAAGAAGTAGCAAGTAAAAGTAAATACAATAATTATCTTGAGGTTGTAGATTTAATAGTTGAATATTCTAACGGATATGGATCAGGAGTTAGAGAGAATAATTTTTATGATTGGATAATGATTATTCCAATAAACCTTTCAGTAGCTACAAGTGGGTTCTTTGCAGGAGTAGAAACAAAAAGCAACGCAGCAGTAGTTAGAGCTTACAAAGTAGTGTTAGATCAAATGCTTCACGAGATAGTAGAAAAGCTTGATAAACTTAAACCTGATGATGACTAAGATTTATAAAGAAATAGCAAAACTTTCAGATAAGTTTAGAACTATGGCTTTTGGAATAACAACAGATGAAAATAAAATAAATAACGCAGTACAGGAATTAATGCTTTACTTTCTACAAATGAACCCTGATACTCTTAGAAGTATTTACGAAAAAGATGGAATTGATGGCGTTGTAAGATATGGTGCAGTTGCATTAAGAAGGGCTTTAACAAGTCCAAGAAGTAATTTTTATTATAAGTATGAAAAGTATTATACCCATATTGACAGCTCTAGTTATAATTGCAGTAAAACTTATAACAATGATTATTTGGAATTTTCTAATAATAACAACAAAAATATTACAAACATTCCTAACCAAGAAGTAGATAACACTCAATTAAAAAAGCTAGAAGAAATTGACAAAGCTTTAGAAGATGTTTATTGGTACGATAAGAAAATCTTTGAGTTATATTACTACGAGGGGAACACACTAGACTCACTCGCTGAGAAAACTAGAATAAGCAGGAATAGTATTTTTAATACAATAGACAAAGTAAGGACAATACTTAAAAAGAAACTAAGTGAAAATAACTAACGAGGACAATATGGACTTAATGTCAAGGTATAATGATAATCACTTTGACTTAGCAATAGTAGATCCACCTTATGGAATAGATGTAAACAAAATGAGTTTAGGAGATGGTGCAAAAAAGCAAAAAAGACACAAAGAGTATTTAGACTCAAAAACACCAAAAAAAGAATATTTTGAAGAATTAAAAAGAGTTTCAAAAAATCAAATTATTTGGGGGGGTAATTACTTTGATTTACCACCTACAAGATGTTTTTTAATTTGGGATAAAATACAAGAGTTTAGTGGTGCAGATTTTGAGTTATCTTGGACTTCCTTTAACAAAGTAAGTAAGGCTTTTAGAATGAGTAGGATTGAAGCTTATGGTAAAGGTACTATACACCCAACACAAAAACCTGTTAAACTTTATGAATGGCTATTAATGAATTACGCAAAAGCAGGAGATAAGATACTAGACACTCACTTAGGTTCAGGCTCTATTGCAATAGCTTGTCATAACTTAGGATATGACTTAACAGCTTGTGAGCTTGACAAAGAATATTACAATGCCGCAATGAAAAGAATAAAAGAACACCAATCTCAATTAAGGATAATATGAATAAGTTCTTTGTGCCTAATAACATCTATGAAGATAGGATAGCAATATGTAAGAATTGTATTTACTATTCTAAACTATTAGGCCAATGCAAAGTTTGTTTATGTTTTATGAAAATAAAAGCAAGAATAGCACCTATGGCTTGTCCTCAGAAGTATTGGGATAAAACAACAGAAGTAGAAGCGCCTGATGATTTGCCGCAAGAAATAATAGAAGAAATATTAGATATTTGGAAAGACTTAAAAACAGGTAGGGCAAAAGACGTAGCAGCTAAAAAGAAAATGATAGAACTATACAATACCATCTATATGACAAATTACAAAACAGGAACTAATTGCGGTTCTTGTATATCTACTTGTTATGATGGAATAAAAAAACTTTATAAAAAATACTCACAATGACAAAGAAACACAATTATAAAAAAGCACCACAACCTCATTACTATTCAGGAACAGTATATGGTTACTCAGCAAAGAATATAGTAGAAGATTTTAAACTTGGATATAACACAGGAACAGCAGTTACTTATCTTTTAAGGGCAGGTAAAAAAGAGGGCAATCCTGCTGAACAAGATATACAAAAAGCAATCAATCATTTACAATTTGAGTTAGAAAAATTATATAAACAAAGTGAAACAAGAACAGGCGGATTGGCAAGATGACACTATATAAATGTAAATGCGGTAAAGAAGAAAAAGAAATAGCTAAAGCAACCATTGTCTTTAGAGATAGTAATTGGGTATGTAAAGAAGCTAAATGTAGCTGCGGTAAATATATGGATAGTAAACCAACTGAAGGTATGCCGAGTATAAAAAGAACTGAAGCATCTTTGAGTAAAAAAAAACAAGGAGATAAACTTTGGGCAGGTGCAAAAGAAAAACTAATAGGTGAACGAGGTATAAACGAATCATTTGATTAATGGGTAAACATAGAACTAGAAAGTATTTAAAGTATTTAACTAATAAAGCGATCAAGTATTATTTTGACAATCCTGATAACAATAATATGAAAGATTTGGCTGAACGGTTTAATTTACCTCAACAAAAGTTAAGCAAAGCTTTAAGTGTAGAACTTAAAAAAAGAGTTGATAATAGTTTGCCTAGAAGATGTTTAAACTATTAGAAAAACAAATAAATAAAAAATCTATTATATATTATGAAACAACAAGTTAAGATAACCCAAGTAAAAGGAAACCCTAACAATCCTAGAATTATTAAAAATGATAAGTTTAAAAAATTAGTGAAGTCTATACAAGATTTTCCTGAAATGTTAAAGCTAAGACCAATTGTAGTAGATGAGGATATGATGGTGCTTGGTGGCAATATGCGACTTAAAGCAAGTAAAGATGCAGGATTAAAAGAAGTATGGATAGAAATAGCTGAAGGACTTACTGAAGAACAAAAGAAAGAGTTTATCGTAAAAGACAATGTAGGGTTTGGAGAATGGGAATGGGATATGTTAGCCAATGAATGGGATAGTGTTCAACTTGCAGAATGGGGTTTAGATGTATGGGAAAATGAAGATGATAAAGAACCTGAAGCAGGACTAATAGAAGATGATGAAATACCTGAAGTAAAAGAAAGCAAAGTAAAGAGAGGTGATATTTGGCAACTAGGAGAACACCGCTTAATGTGTGGAGATAATATGAACTTAATGAAACAATATGAAGATAATTATTTTGACCTCGCAATAGATGACCCCCCTTATGGCATAAATCAAGATGCAACACAAGAAAAATTAGCGAATAAAAAGGGTTTTAATAAACAAGCAGGAACATATAAAAAATATCACGAACAAAAATGGGATAGCAAAATTCCTAGCAAAAATTATTTTAATAATTTAACAAATATATGTAAAAACCATATAGTGTGGGGGGGTAATTATTTTTGTGAGCTAAAAGATACAGGTATTATAATTTGGTATAAAGGAAATAGTGGTAATTTTAAAGAGGGGGAGCTTGCTAAAACAAACCTAAATGTATTTAAAGTTTTTCAATACAGTAGAGCTGACGCGTATATTAATGACTGTGAAAATAAAGTACACCCAACGCAAAAACCTATAAAACTTTATTTATGGTTGATTAATGAATTTAGCAAAAAAGGTGATAAAATTTTGGATTGTCATTTAGGTAGTGGCTCAACACTAATAGCGTGTGAAAAAACTAATAGAATATGTTACGGAATGGAATTAGACGAAAAGTATTGTGATGTAATAATAGAAAGATGGGAACAATTTACAGGACAAAAAGCAATTAAAAATGGAACAAAATAGAACAAAGATAAACAAAGAGAGATTGTTGAAAGCTTTAGAAAGCTCACTAGGGGTAATAACAACAGCTTTAAAAGCAACTGACTTAAGCAGAACAAATTTTTACAAGTGGCTAAAAGAAGATGAAGAATTTGCAGCTAAAGTTGAAGAAATAGAAAACATACAACAGGACTTTATTAAGTCTAAATATTATGAATGTGTAAAAGATAAAGTACCTTCAGTTGTAATACACGCAGCTAAGACTAGACTTGGTTGGAATGAAACAAATAGATTAGATGTAACTTCAGGAGATAAAGCAATTAATATGCCTTTAATAAACTTTGTAGAAACTGAATCTGAATAGTAAATACAATCCACTCTTTAACTCAGATGCTCGTTACTTTATAATAACAGGGGGTAGGGGTAGTGGGAAGTCATTTGCTGTAACAGTATTCCTAACACTTCTAACAATGGCTAAAGGAATCAGGGTATTGTTCACAAGATACACAATGGTTTCAGCTCATTTATCAATCATTCCTGAGTTCTTGGAGAAAATAAGCTTATTAGGTTTTGAGAATATCTTTAGCGTAAACAAAGCTGAAGTAGTAAATTTAGGGAATCAATCTGACATACTATTTAGAGGTATAAAGACATCAGCAGGTAATCAAACTGCAAGTTTAAAATCATTACAGGGAATTAGCTGTTGGGTATTAGATGAAGCAGAAGAATTAATTGATGAAGATATATTTGATACGATTGATTTAAGTATTAGAGAAAAAGATATACAGAATAGAATTATCTTAATCTTGAACCCTGTAACCAAAGAGCATTGGATATATAATAGATTTTTTGAAAGCAAAGGCGTTGAAGCAGGTTTTAATGGCGTTAAAGACAATGTTTGCTATATCCATAGTACATACCTAGACAATAAAGAAAATCTATCTAAAAGCTTCCTAGAACGTATTAAGACTATAAAGCATAATAACTTTAAAAAATATCAGCATAAGATTTTAGGTGGGTGGCTTGATAAAGCAGAAGGTGTAGTATTTGAGAATTGGAGTATAGGAGAATTTAATCCTGATGGCTTACAAACTTCTTGCGGTATGGACTTTGGGTTTAGTATTGATCCTGATAGCTTAACTGAAGTAGCAATAGACAAGCGTAAGCGTAAGATATATTTAAAAGAGCATATTTATAAGAACGGCTTAAAATCACAAGAACTTGCTCAGATTGTTTTAGATAAAGTTGGTGATAAACTAATTATAGCAGATAGTGCAGAACCAAGACTAATAGCAGATTTAAGACACTTAGGAGTAAACATTAAACCTGTAAAAAAAGGAACTATTGAAAGTGGTATAACTCGTATGCAAGATTTTGAATTAGTAATAACACCTGAATCTACTAACATAGCTAAAGAGCTGAATAATTATGTGTACGCAGATAAAGGTTCAAAGTTATATCACGATTCTTGGAATCACAGTATTGATGGAATACGCTATAACGTCATATATCATTTAGACAATCCAAATGCAGGTAAATATTTTGTACAATAAGAAACCCCCCACCATATTTACGACAAAAGGAATAGTTCGGTGAGGGGTACTAAAAATGAA